ACCTCCCCGCGCACGTGCTCCCGGGGACCGCGGACCTGATTGCGTTCGGCCTCGACCGCGACGGGCGCCGCGTGCTCATCGTCGCCGATTGGAAGTTCGGCCAGGAACGCGTGGAGGCCTCGAGCTCCCCGCAGCTTGCCACCCTCATGGCCGCCGTGGCAACGTCCCGGCGCTTCGTGGAGTTCGAGGAGCTCCATGCGCTCATCGTTCAAGCGCCGCCCGGGTGCGAGCGCGCGTTCGTGAGCGTCCGCACGTTCAACCGTACGCAGCTCGCCACGCACATCGAGACCCTCGCGGAGGCCGCCGCCGTGGCGCGCCGCGGGGAGCTCCGCCTCCAGCGCGGGCCCGAGTGCAAATACTGCCCCGCGCAGCTCGCATGCCCCGCCCAGCTTTCCGCCATGTCCGCCATCATCGCCCCGGCCGGCCCGGGCCCGGTGACGCGCGAGCGCGCCGGGGAGATTTGGCTCGAGCTCCGCCAGGCCAAGAAGCGCCTCGAGCTCATCGAGGACGAGATCAAGGCCATGGCCGTCGCGGACCCGGTGCCGCTTCCGGGTGGTAAGCGCCTCGTGTCGGTGACGCGCACGCGCTCGAGCATGGACGCCAAGGCCCTCGAGGCCGTGGCCCGCTTCCACGGCGCCACCGACTCGGAAATCGCCGAGTGCGCCAAGGCCACCAGCTACACGACCACGCAAGAGGTGAAGGCGTGACCACGATCGAGGAGCGCCTCGCCCGCCTCGAGGCCGCGGTATTTGGCGCCGGGCGCGCCATGACGCGCGGGGACCGCATGCCCGACCACGAGATCCGCCACGAGTCGAAGGCGTGGACCGGGGAGAGTGCCATCGGCAAGTGGTACAGCACCGCCCCGCTCGAGTGGCTCGCGTTCCACGCCGAGGACCACGAACGCCGCGCCCGGTGGCGCTCGCAACAGGAGGACGAGCGCACGCGCGAGCGCGCCTCGTGGGATCTGAAGACCGCACGCCGCATGCGCGCGTGGCTCGAGGAGCGCAAGGCTCGCGGCGAGCTCGCGCCGTCACCATCGACCCTGGTCATCCCGTCCGATGGCGCCCTCCGCACCTACGGCACCAAGGCCCCGAGCATCCCCACGAACGTCTTCAAAAAGCAGCCATGACCACGCACCGCACCATCGAGGAGATCGCGATCGACCGCATCGGCCGCGAGGCCTTCGCCAAGATCGTGAAGGCCGAGGGCGCCGCCGCGGCAATCCGCGCAGCCGTCCACCGCATGCTCGCCGACCAGCACCAGGAGCACGCCATCGACTGGCAGCTCCCGCACACCCGACCGGAGCCCATGACCCACGACCAGCACCCGACCCGCGAGGAGCTCCTCGCCACGCTCGAGACCGTCCGCGCCGAGCTCGACGCCGCCCGCGAGGAAACGCGCGGACTCCGGGAGGAGCTCGAGGGCGTCCACGCCAAGTGGCGCCGAACGTTCCACATCGAGGAGGAGGCGCACGCCAAAACGAAGCGCGCGCTGAACACGGCGTGTCATGACGCCGGGCGCATGCGCTCCTACGCCAGGACCCTCGAGGACGCCAAGGCCGCCCACGAGAAGGACCTCGCGCGCCTGCGCACCGCGCTCGCCCGCGTGGCCAAGCAGCTCGAGCGCTACGCCGCGACCATCAACCCGCCCGAACCGGAGCCCACGCCCGATGAGTGACCGAATCCCCGATTTCGTGACCGTGCACCAGACCCCGGGAACCAAGCTCCTCGTGGTCTACTGCGGCCGGTGCGAGGGAGCCCTCCGCCTCGCCGTGCCCATCAACGTCGTGGAGCTCGTGGAGGCCACCCGCCAATTTGGCAAGCGCCACGCCAATTGCACCGAGCCCGAGCGACCCAAAGACCCCCGACAGCGCGACCTCTTCTAGGTTGCACCGTCCACGGAACGCGCGTAGAAAAGACAGGCCCCGGAAACCGTCGCAAGCGGTCCGGGGCCGATAACAACCACGCACGCCAAACGTACGCGATTTCCGCGTCCGCGTCAACGTGCGACCACGGAAAGATCGCAGCATGGCCGGATGGTATCGCAGGGAGCTCGCGGACGACGCCCGCCTCCTCCTTCTCCTCGACCTTGGGCACGTTGAGCTCGCCAAGGCGCACCTACGCGTGACGGAGCATCGCGTCGCGCGGGAAACGGACGAGCTCCCCGAAGCCCTTGAGGCCGCCAAGGCCCAGCTCGAGGCCATGAACCTTTGGCGCACGCTCGAGGCCATGCTCGGCCCGCTCATCGCCCAGCGCGCGCGAACCAACCGGAGCCGCCGGAAGGTTGCCCAAGCCGGTGACATCACGTCACGTGACGACACGTCATGTAACGTTACGACACGTGACGTAACGGCTAGACGAGACGAGACGAGAGAAGAGGAGAAGAGAGAGACTCTCTCTCCGCGCAAGCGCCCCGCCGTCCGCATCCCCGACGCGTGGGCCCCTACCGCAGCGCACCGCGCCGCGGCCGAGAGTCGAGGCCTGGCGGTGGAGTGGCAGGCCGAGCGCTTCCGCGACCACGCCCAGGCCCATGACCGCCGGTGCGCGGACTGGGACGCCGCCTTCCGCAACTGGCTCGCCAAGGCCGACCCGACTCGGCAACCCGTAACCGCCACGCGCACCCAGCGCCCAACCCTCGAGGCCGTGGGCATCCCACGGTTTGCACCGAAGGCTTTGCCATGACGATGATCCGAACGGAGGTGGAGCTCGCCGCATGCGTCCACGTCCTCCGATGCTCCAACGCGGCACGGGCCCGGCTCCTCGAGGCCATCGACGCCACGACGTTCGGCCAAGCATCGGCCGCCGCATGGTGGACCGCGTGCAAGTCGGTGGACATGCGCGGCGAACCTCTCGAGGCCGCCGCCGTCGCCGAGGAGGCTGCCAAGAGCAAGGCGCACCCGGCTTCGCCCTCGTGGCGCACCTGGTTTCAGAGCGCGCGCGATGCCTCGGAGGAATACCTCACCCGCGGAGGCCTCACGAGCGACGAGCGCGCGGAGGAAATCGTTCACGACCTTCGCCACGCTCACGAGCTCCGCGAACTCGTCCGCGTAACGCGCGAGCTCACCGGCCGAGCCGAGGCCATGCGCGAGAGCCCCGAGGCCCTACGCAAGGAGCTCCTCGAGCGCATCGCGCCGGCAACCGACGACGTGCGCCGCGGCATCCAAACAACTCGCGAGGCCGCGCACGAGCTCATCGAGCGCCTACAGGCCCAGACCCGCGCATCGACCCCGAGCCCGTGGCCGGAGCTTGACCAATGCGTCCAGCTCACGCCCGGAAGCCTCACAATCCTCGCGGCCGCCACCGGCGTGGGCAAGACGGTCCTCGGCATCCAGTACGCGCGCGCTTGCCACGCCGCCGGGACCTGGTGCCTATTCGTCGGCCTCGAGATGAGCGCGAGCGCCAACCTCGCCCGCGTGGCGCGGCAAGAGTACGGGTGCGAGCACCGCCCCGAGATGCTCCCGCGCGAGCTCCAGGCCCAGGCATACCGAGAGCTCCTCCGCGCCGTGACCGCGATCGTGGACGTGGGCTTCCGCGTGGACTGGTCATGCGACCCGGGCCAGACCACGGACCACGTGGCCATGCGCGCCAAGGCCATGGCCGCCCGCCTCGCCGACGACGGCCAGCGCCTCGGCCTCATCGTCGTGGACTACCTCGGCATCCTCGAGCCGACCGGAGAGGACGCCCGCCGACGCACCGAGCGGCACGAGCTCCTCGGAGAGTACGCGCGCCGGCTCAAAGCCCTGGCCCGCACGCTTGACGTGCCGGTCCTCGCGCTCGCGCAGCTCAACCGCGAGGCCGAGAAGGCCGGCACCCAGGCCACGCGCGGCATGATCGGGGATTCGTACGCGGTCCTCCGCCACGCGGACACGGTGCTCCTCCTCACGCGCCCGATCCCGGGAACGCAGCAAGAGCCGGGCGCCACGCCGATCCTTTCGGTGCAGAAGGCCCGCGAAGGCCGGCCGGCATGGCTCCCCATGCGCTGGGACGAGGTGCGCGAGCGCTACGAGGTGGCGCCGTGATCGCGTGGTATCACTTGCCGCGCATCACGCACCTCGCGGAGCACGAGGGCAAGCCCGACTGGGCCATCGTAGCCCGGCTCCTCGAGGAACTTGGCCCGAGCCCGAGCGTCGGCGCCATCACCGCGTGGCTTTACGACCAGCACCGCCGCGCCGGCCTCGAGCCGCGCAGCATCCCCGCCCGCAAGCCAAGCCGCGAGGAGCTCGAGGCCTGGCAGGCCATCGAGGACGAGTGGCCAGGCAATTGGCGCCGCAACCGCGCCCACGACGACGAGGAGCCGATCGGCTCGTGACCAAGACAGGAGAACCATGCGACACCCAGACCCCGCAACGTTGAACGTCCCCGCCGCCGCCATCGAAGTGGGCGCCGGCTTCCCCTTCGTCGTCCGCCCGCCGGACATCATCGGCGCCGAGCGCATCAGCGCCGACATTTTCGCGCCGCACATGGCCAGCCCCCGCCCGCGCATCACGCGCCGGGGTGCCTTCATGCCCGACGCCTACACGCGCCACGTGGGCCGGTTGTGCGAGACCCTCGCCGCCATCCGCGGCACGTGGGAGGTGCAGACCGGCCGGCCGTGGGACGCCACGCGCATCGTGGCCGTGACCATCGCGCTTTGGGCGCCCTCGCTCCGCGGCGACCTCGACAACATCGCCAAGACCATCCTCGACGCGGGCCAGCTTCACCGCGGAGAGGAACCGGGCGCCGAGCTTTGGGCCAATGACTCGCAGGTCCACGACCTCCGCGTGGTCTACGACCCGACCGACGATCCCGCGTGGGAGTACATCGAGCTCGAGGTGCGCGCGACGGGGAGACCGAACGCGAGCCGCAAGAAGCCCAACGCCGCCACGGAACCGGGGCAAGGCGCGACGATTGGACGCGACGGCACCGCAACCACGCGGAAGACGCAAAAGCGCTCGGGCGGTGCCTTGTGAGCTCCGCAAATGCCATGCACGACGCCGAGCAGGGAAAACCCAAGCGCCGAAACTGCATCGACGAAACCGGCAAGGTTTACGGACGGCTGACCGTCGTGGAGTACGCGCCGGGCCACGAAGGTTCGGGCGCCATGTGGCGCGTCCGGTGCCGATGCGGCCGCGAGCGCCTTGCCCGTGGGTTCCTCCTCCGCGCGGGCCTCATCAAAAGTTGCGGGTGCCTTCTCCCGCGTGGGGACCGCCGCCGCGAGACGACGCCGCTTCACACGGACCCCGTGCTCGAGCTCATGCGCGAACGCGACGAGCTCCGCGCGCGGCTGATTGACGCGGTGCAAGAACGCAACGCGGCACGGGCGGACTGGGAATCGTGCGCGCTGAACCTCGCCGAGGTGACCCGGGAGCGCGACCGATCGCTTGCGTGCTGGGAAGCCGCAGGCATGCAGGGCCGGAGCGCACACTCCGCTATGCTCGAGCTCGCCGAAACGCTCAAGGATACGCGCGTGCAATTGGAAATGTACGTGTCATGGCACGAGCAGATGTGCCTAAGCGCCGAACGCGGGTGGGCGCAAGAGGCCGAGAGGACGCGCGAGCGCGACGAAGCGCGCGCCGAGGTGGAGCGGTGGCGCACGTCTTACGAGGCGGCAAGCAGTCACGCCGTGGACGTTCGGGCTATGCTCGACCAGGTGCGCAAGGAACTGTACGAAGCGCGCTGCGAGGTGAACCGCCTTATGCACCAGCTCGCCGACGCGACGAACGAGACGACGCGCGCGCGGCTCCAAGCGAAGCGCGAGATCGAAGCCCTCACCGACGAGCGCGACGAGCTTCTCGTCCGCGTGGCCAACGCAGACGCGGAGCTGCGCGCGACGCGGGAGGCGTACGTCGGCGCGAAGTGGACCAACGCCTACCGCCGCGGAGCGGAGGTCATGCGCGAGGCGTGCGAGGCGGCTATTCATGCGGCACCTGAAGGCGCGTTCGCTGAGCGTGTGATCCGCGCCCTGCCGATTCCGGAGGAGCCATGATCGACCTCGACGCAATCGAGCGCCGCGCGAACGCGGCCACTCCTGGGCCTTGGTACGTTCACGAAAGCGACCGGCCCGGAGACTACTGGACCGTGAGCGCGGACCCGAGTTCACCGTTTTATCGCGAAGTGTTCGACGATGGATCGGGTGCTGGTGAATACGGAGAAAAGTGCAGCATCGCGGACCGCGACTTCCTCGTGGCCGCCCGCACCGACGTGCCCGCGCTCATCGCGGAGGTGCGTAGGCTGCGAGAAGCAATTCACGGCATGGTCGGCCAATGCCGATTCAACTGCACGCCTGCCACATACTGCGGCATGTGCGGCATTGGCTACGAGGTGCTCAATGAACCTTGACGAAATCGAACGCCGCGCGAACGCGGCGACGCCCGGGCCGTGGACGTATGACGAGGGGTGCGGTTACGTTGAGGTTCCGCCGTGTGGCGTCATCGAGTTCAAGCCTGGGTGGGAGCGCTCGGTGCATTTCCTTGCTCGCGTGCACAATAACCACGTCGAGGGCGAGGACGGCCTAGGCTTTGACGGAGCCTTCATCGCCGCCGCCCGCACCGACGTGCCCGCGCTCATCGCGCGAGTGCGGGAGCTTGAGGCGGAGTGCGAGCGCATGAAGACGTTCGCCGCGCAGAACTTCTCCGCGATGATCCGCCAGGAAGCCGAGCAAATGCGCGGTTACGGACTGACCTACGAGGGCGTTCGGAAGGTGCTCCGCGAGCACGACGACGGGGAGATCTCGTTCGGCAAGCTCATGGACATGATCCGCGCCGCTGCGCGGGCGATGGCGGAGGACATGCAGAAATGAGTGGCTACTTCACCATGACACCAAGCATCATCGACAACGGCGCCTTTAACCATCACGGCGGATCCGCCTCCGTGCGCATCACGTTCGAGGCTGGGCACACTGACGACCGTGACCGGCCGTGCTTCGACGTGCTCGTGCTCGTGGACGACGAGCGCATGGCGACGCTGACGCTCCACTACGAGGCCGCCACGGAGCTTTGCAAGGCGCTGAAGGGCGCGATGAGGGGAGAGCGATGACCCTCGAAGACCTCGGCCGCCGCGCTGCGGCGTGCAAGCATTGGCGGTGGCGTGACGGAAGCAAGCGAGTCCACGCGGAGCACCGATGGGCATGGAGGCTTTGCGGCTGGCGCTGGTTCCCGTGCGACGAGAGATCAAACGCCGTGCATGACAGCTGCTTTGCAGAGGCCATCCCCGACCTCTCCGACCCCGCGACGATCGGCTGTCTGATCGCACTGGTGCGAGAGGCGCGCCGCGAACCCGGCTACGCCCCGTCATGCCTCGACGCAATCGAGGGCGCATGGGTTGTGGAAACACCCTCGCGCAAACGTCAAACGAGGTACGCGAGCGAAGCGGAAGCCCTCGTCGCCGCACTGGAGGCCGCGCCATGAGCACGAACGCAATCGACCTGACGGGCCAGCGCTTCGGGCGCCTCGAGGTGCTCGAGCTCGCGCAAGCCGCTCCGCGGATCTGGCGGTGCCGGTGCGAGTGCGGCGCCATCGTCACGGTGCGCCGGTGCAACCTGCGCAGCGGGAACACGACCTCGTGCGGGTGCGCCAAGATCCGTGCGGACCTCACGGGCCAGCGCTTTGGACGGCTGACCGTGGAGCGCATCGCGGAAATCAAGGTCACGAGCACCAGCCATCCGCGGCGACCCTGGGTGTGCGTGTGCGACTGCGGAAGCCAAAAGCACGTGCTCGCCGAGCTCCTCAAGCGTGGGCGGGTGCGCTCGTGCGGATGCCTCCGCCGCGAGACCGTGCAAGCCCTTGGACGCCGGACCCGAAAGCAGGCATGACCGAGCCCATGGAATCCTTCGCCGAATGGCGGTGCGCGTCATGCGCCCGCGTGGAGCTCGTGCCGACCGTGCGGGCACCCGCGGGCCTCGGCCTCGGAGCGCTCAACCGAATCCGATGGCCGATGGGGTGGCGCATCCTCGCCTCGCGCACGTTCGCGTGGACCCAGTGCGACAGGTGCCTTGCGCGCGAGGACCAAGCCGAGTAGGACGAAGGGACGATGCACGCGCGGGGGCACCACTACGGCCCCCCGCGCGTGATAAGTCTACCTCACCAGCCGCGAGGAACCGATGGACGCCAGCAACGCCGCGCAAATGCACCGCATCCCATGGTGGTGCGTCGCGTGCGAGCGACAGGAGGAGACGACCCTCCACGCGCGACCATCGGAGCTTGCCGAGCGCGTGAAGCCGCCCAAGGGGTGGATTCGGGGACGCCTCGACGGAACGCCCGTAACGCTTTGCCTCGCGTGTGCATCGGATGCGTGCGTCGCCTTCGGTGACGACCCGTCGCCACGCATCAAGCGCCTCGTGGAGAAGAAGCGCGGAGCGCGCGCGTGAAGCGGAAGCGGGTTGCGGTGTTCATTCGTACTGGTAAGCTGAACGGATGGACACTGAAGAACAATGGCGAGCGGTGGCAGGCGTGCCGGGGTACGAAGTGAGCAACGCGGGCCGCGTTCGCTCGTGGAGGCCACGGAACCGCGTGGCCGCCGCACCAGCAGCGCCGCGCCCGATTCGAGCGTGGGTGAACCACGGGGGATACGAGATGGTCACGCTGCACCTTGGGCAAAAAACGAGCACGGTGCATCGGAGTGTGCATCAACTCGTGCTCGAGGCCTTCGGGGGACCGCGGCCGGAAGGTCTCCAGGTGCGGCACAAGGACGGAGACCGCAGGAACAACGCGCTCGAGAACCTCGCGTGGGGGACCGGCAAGGAGAACGCCGTCGACCGCGTGCGTCACAGGACCGACCCGCAGGGGGAGCGCAACCCGTTTGCGAAGCTGACGGAGGAACAGGTCCGGCAGATTCGCGCGCGAGCGCTGGCAGGCGAGGTATCGCACCGCATCGCGATGGACTTCCCATGCACGGCTCGGAACGTCCGCGCCATCAAGGTCGGGCGGTCGTGGCCGCACCTTTGGGGGCAGCATGCCTAAGCAAACCGAATGCACACCCGAGCGGACCGAGCGCATTTGCGCCGCACTCCGTAGCGGCAACACGCGCGAAAACTCGGCCAAAATTGGCGGAATCCAGCCCCGCGCGTTCTACAACTGGATGGCCAAGGGCCGCGCGGGCCTCGAGCCCTACGTGCGCTTCGAGCAGGCTGTAAAAGAGGCGGAGTCCGACGCCGAGGCCTGGCATATTGCGAACCTCGTTTCGCATGCCTCGACCACGTGGCAGGTCTCGGCGTGGTGGCTCGAACGACGGAACCCGACGAAGTGGGGCCGCCGCGACATGAGTTACGAGCGCGCCAAGCGGGAGGAGCGCCGCGCCCAGGGCAAGGCCCTCGCGGAGATTCCCATCGAGCAGCTCGAGGCCATGGTCCAGGCCGAGAAAGCGCGCCGGGGCGTCAAGTGATCCGGGTGCGCCGCGCGGTGGACGCTGACGCCGCGTACGTGGCCGCAACCGCCATGCACCAGGTGCCGCGATTTGTGCGCCACGTGCCGCGTCCGGACCTGGCCATGACGGTGCGCGCGCTCCTCAACACGTCCACCATCGTGGTGGCATGCTCGGCCGAGGACGAGGAGACCCTCGTGGGGTGGTCCGCCGCCATCGGTGGCGTGCCGTGGTTTACGTTCGTGACGCGCGAGCTCCGCGGCCTCGGCATCGGGGCAGAGCTCAGGAAAGAAGCGACGCAACATGGAATCCGAGAATCCGCACGCGGTGACGCTGCGACTGGTGAGTGGCCTACACCTCAGCGGCCGCATGGTGACGACGGTGCGCCTCGAGCCCTCGCGGGTGGCGGTGCAATCATGGGGCCTCGAGCTCACCGATGAGGACGGCTCACGCGTCACGGTCCCGTGGGCCCGCGTGGAGTGGATCCGGTGGCCAGCTCCTCGCCGCGTGGAGGGAGCACCAGCGCCGGGAAGTGCTCGGGAGCCTCGAGAGCCTTCTCACGCACCCGCAGGGGTTCGGCCTGACGACAGCCACGACGCTCCAGCGGCAGATTTGCAGGCTCCTCGACGGGGCCGCAAGCCTCGACCCTGACGAGGAGAGCATCATCGAGGCCGCCGGTGACGTGCGGCACCTCGTGGGCGTGCGCCCTCGCGAGGTAACGATGGTCGCGAGCGTGCGCTCGGCCAAGACCATGATCGCGGCCGCCCACGCCATCATGAGCACCCAGACCGTGGACCTCACGGGCATGGGCCCCGGGGAGATCGGGCGGTACAGCATCATGAGCCTCGACCTCGACCTCGCAGCCGTGGCCCACGACCACGTGGTGGGGACCATCGACGCAAGCCCGGTGCTCCGCGAGCTCCTCGTGGAACCGCCGAGCGCGGACACCGTGACCTTGCGCCACCCATCGGGCAAGGTGTGCGAGATCGTGACGGTCGCCGGCAAGCGCGCGGGCGCGTCACTCATCGCCCGGTGGTCCATCGGCGCCTTCATTGACGAGGCCCCGCGCATGGCCGCGGAAGGTGACGCCGTGGTCAACTTCGACGAAAGCCGCCGCGTGCTCCTCGCCCGCCTCCGCCCGGGCGCCACGTTCGTGGCCGCCGGCTCCCCGTGGGCCCCGTTCGGGCCAATCTTCGACCAGGTGAACGACCGGTGGCGCAAGCCGACGCGCGACCTCGTGGTCATCCGCGCGCCCGGGTGGCGGATGAACCCGCATTTTTGGACGCCGGAGGCCATCGAGGACCTTCGCCGCAAGGACCCGGACGCCTACCGCGTGGACTGCGCGGCCGAGTTCGCCGCCCCGGAGTCGGCCCTCATCGCGCCGGACGTGCTCCGTGCAGCAACCCGCGAGCGCGGCGACCTCGAGCCGGACCCGCTCCGCCACTACGTCGCCGCCATGGACGCCGGCACCCGTGGCAACGCGTGGACGTTTATCGTCATGAGCCGCGAGGGGGAGCGCCGCCGGGTGGACGTGGCCCGCCAATGGGTCGGCAGCAAAAACGAACCGCTCGGTGCGCGCGACACGCTTCGCGCCATCGCCGAGCTTGCCCGCCGCTACAACGTAGCCAGCGTGTGGTGCGACCAGTGGAGCGCCGACCCGCTTTCCGAGCTCGCCCGCGACGTGGGCCTCGTGCTCATGCCGCGCATGACGCCAGCCAAAGCCCGGTGGGACCAGGCCGCGACCTTCCGCGACGAGCTCCTCGAGGGCAAGGTGGAGGTCCACCCGGACCCGGTGCTCCGCGAGGACATCCTCCGCGTGCGCCGGACCGTGACGCAAAGCGGCACCCGCATCGACCTCCCGACCGCGGGAGACGGGCGCCATTGCGACTACTTCCCAAGCCTCATGCTCGCGTGCGCCCAGTACGTTCCCGATCGCCGCACGCCCGCGATCGAACGGAACACCGCCGCGTGGTATGAGGCCCAAATGGCCGCCCTCGAGGAGGAGGACGACGCCGACATCGAACGCGCGAAGAAAGCGCCCCGCAGGTGGTAACCATGGCCCAGACCAAGACGACGACCGACAAGAACGCCGCCGCCCGCAAGCGCGCGGAGATGGACTGGTGGCGCCTCACCGGGCCGCGCGCCCTCGAGGCCCTGAAGCGCTGGAATGAGGACATCGAGCGCGAGGACGATGCGCGCTTGAACGCGTGGGCCCGTGACGTGGAGATGTACGGCACCCAGCTTGCGCCGAGCTCGCGCCGCCGCAGCCGCCTCGCGTGGGCCGAGGACGAGACCCTCGCGGCCAACCGCCTCCGCCGTGTCGTGGACACCCTCCACGCGAAGATGGTCCGTAACCGCGTGCTCGGCCAGTGTGTGAGCACGGGCGGAGACTACCAGCAGCGCACCCGCGCCAAGGGCCAGAGCCTCTTTCTCGAGGGAGCCCTCGCAGGCGCCAAGTTCGACCGCACCGTCCGGCTTTGCGGCCGCGACATGTTCACGTGTGGCGCTGCGTTCTGCAAGGTCACCGACGTGGGAGAAGAGGGCAACGCATCGATCACCATCGAGCGCGTCAAGCCGTGGACCGTGCGCCTCCGCGAGAGCGAAAGCAACGGAGCGATCCCGCCGCGCCTCGCGATCGTGGACGTGTTCGACGCGGATTACCTCATCGAGGAGTTCCCCGACTTCGAGAGCCAAATCCTCGCGGCCTCCGCGCCGACGCCGGGCGCGAAAACGCGCCTCTACGACAACTACAACCCGAACGGGCGCCGCGTCATTGAGGCGTGGTCCGCGCCCATCGGCCAGTCGCCGGGCCGGCACATCATCGCGATCGACACCCAAATCCTCCTCGAGGAGGAGTGGCAGGACCCGATCCCGCTCGCCGACCTCCGCCCCTACACGCCTAACGTGGGCTACTGGCCCCTTTCGCTCGTGCGCCAGCTCACGCCGATCCAACGTGAGTACGAGTTCAACCTCGCAAAGATGCAGGCCAGCTTCCGCCTCGCAAGCAACGTGCATTTCATCGTACCGCCGGGCGTGAAGATCCCCACGGAGAGCATGACCACGGAGCCCGGCACCATTTGGCGCGCCAAACCGGGGGACGTGCAGCCGTTCCTTCCGCCGAGCATCGCGGCCGACCTGTACCGCTACGTGCAAGACCTTGGCCCGCTCATGCAGGAAATCAGCGGCGCCAGCATGATGAGCGTGACGAACCAGAAGCCGGGCGGAGTCACCGCGGGGATCGCGCTCCAAACCCTCGACGACGTGGAGAGCGAGGGGCTCATGGAGCTCCACCGCGAGTGGCAGGACTGGCACGTGCGGATCTGCGAGCTCGCCCTCGCGGCCGCCCGCCGCGTCACCGAGTACGATCCCAAGTTCGCCGTCCGCGTGCTCGGCAAGGGCCGTGGCCAAACCGTGCGCTTTGAGGACGTTCGCCTCGACCCGGACGACTACATCATTCGGGTGATGCCGATCTCGCAGTTCGCCCGCGATTTCGGCGCACGAATCGACCAGGCGGAGAAGCTCCTCGACCGCGGAGCGCTCACGATCCCGCAGTTCCGCGAAATCCTCGACCTCCCCGACCTCCAGGCGGAGACAGACCTCGACCTTTCCGCCATGCACGTGATCGATCGCAACATCGACGCGATCCTCCGCGAGCAGCGCCCGATCGTCGCCGAGCCCTTCGACGACTTGGCCACCATCATCGAGCGCGGCGCCAAGGCCTACAACCTCGCCCGCCTCGAGGGCGCCAGCGAGATCAGCCTCCAACTCCTCCGCGAGTACATCGTGGGCGCCCAGCGCCTCATGGCCCCGCCGGAGCCGCCGCCCGCACCCATGCCCGCACCCGGTGGGACTTCGCCCGCCGAGATGCTCCCGCCGGACCTTGCCCAGCTCGCCGGGCCGGCACCCGCTCTAGCCTGACCGCGGACCATGACCGACCAAGCCACCACCCAATCGCCGCCCATCGCTGCCCCCATCAACCACCCGGGAGGCAGCGCAACCGCCGCCGCGACCCAGAGCCGCGTGGCCAACGCCATGGCCGCCGTGGCAGCCGCACGCAGCGCCGCGCCCGCCAAAGCCGAGCCGCCATCCGCGGCGACCCCGCCCGCGCCCGGCAGCGACCGAGACGAAGACGACGGGCCCACGTTCGACTCGGCGGCAACCCCGCGCGGCCGTGACGAGGCCGGACGCTTCGCGAGCCTCGAGGCCGACGACGACGATGGGCCGACCTTCGGCGCCGAACCGGACGAGGAGCCCGAGGAGAAGGTTTCGGCCATCATCCGCGCCCGAGAGAAGGCCCAGCGCATCCGACGCGAGGCCGAGGCCCAGCGCCGCGAGCTCGAGGGAGAGCGCGCCCGCCTCGAGGCCCGCCGCCGCGAGCTCGAGCGCTTCGAGCGTGCCGCCCAGGCCAAGAGCCCCGCGGAAGCCCTCCGCGCCATGGGGCTCGAGCCGCGCGCCGTGCTCGAGGACGCCGCCCTCGAGGGTACCCCGGAGCACGAGCTCCGCCAGATGCGCGCCCGCCTCGAGGCGCAAGAACGCCAGTGGGAGGAATACCAGCGCAGCCAGCAGCAGGCCGCCCAGCGCGCCGCCGTGGTGGAGGCCGAGGAGAAGTTCACGAAGATCGCAAGCGACGAGGAGCGTTTCCCGTACCTCGCCGCCCGCGCGCAGCTCCACCCGGCCCTCGTGAAGCGCCAGGCCTACGCGCTCCAAGAGGCCTACTTCGAGAAGACGGGCCAGTACCCGACGATCGAGATGATCGCGGATGGACTGGACCACCTCGAGCGGGAAAGCTATCGTGCGATTCACGAGCGAGAAGCTCGACGCGGCACCAGCACCAGCCGCGACTCCGGGCAGGCCCCCGCAGCAGACAAGCGCCGCGCCCCCACAAAGACCCTCAGCAGCCAGCGCAGCGGTGAACGCAGCGTGGCCGAGCCGGACCCGCGAACGCTCACGCGCGAACAACGCGCACGCATCGCAGCCGAGAAGCTCCGCCGCTACCGCGCCGCGCAGGGCAAATAATCGACCCGGAGACGTATCATGGCCGTTTTGGACAACAGCATCGCAGAATCCATCATCAAGGAGCTCTATCCGACCTACGAGGCGCCGGAGGAGCTCCGCAAGATCAATCCGTTCTATTCGACGATCCAGAAGATGACCGACTTCGGAGGAAAGAGCCTCGAGGTCCCGCTCATCATCGGCAGCCCGCAGGGTGGCGGCTCCGTGTTCTCCGAGGCCCTCGCCGCAAGCAACACGGCCGAGGCCTACCAGGACATGTTCACGTCCTTCACGCTCACGCGCAAAAAGGACTACGTGGTCGCCAGCATCGACGGCGAGACCATCGAGACCACGGACCAGGACGACTACGCGATGGTGCAGGTCTTCCAGAAGACCCTCGACCTCGCGTTCCACACGGCCCTCCGCCGCATCGCGCGCCACATGTTCCGCGACGGCACCGGGTGGCTCGGCAAGGTCTCGAGTATCGCGGGCGCGGTGATCACCCTCACGAACCCCAGCGACGCGTGGAACTTCGACTCCAACATGCGCATCAGCCTCTACACCACGGGCGCCGTGCTCATGGACGGCGTGCGCGACGCCACGGAAGTGACGCCGATCCGCGTCACCGCGGTGGACCACGAGGGTGGCAAGATCACCGTGTCGGCCGCCGGCACCATCGCGGCCGGTGACTACATCACCGCCGCCAATGACCGCACGGTCGCGACCTCGGCCGCGGAGATCTTCACCAAGTCGCGTGTGATCACCGGCGTGAAGCAGTGGATCGCCGGCTCGCAGGCGGGCGCCTTCGCGGCCGGTGTCGCGGGCGCGCAGCTCCAGGCATCGATCTACGGCGTGACCCGCACGTCCAACGTGGCCGCCCTCGCCGGCACCGCGCAGGACTGCACGGGCCTCGCCCCGGACGAGGCCATCATCCGCCTCGCCACGAAGGTCAACGCGTACGGTGGCCGCCCGGACATGTGCTGGATGAACCCGTCCGACTTCTCGGCCCTCGTCCAATTCCTCGGCTCGCGCGTCATCTACGACCGCGTGCAGTCCGTGGAGAGCGCGGAATTCGGCTTCCAGGCCGTCGTGCTCATGGGTGACACGGGCCCGGTCAAGTGCGTGTCCGACATCAACGTCCCGAAGTCGGAGATCTTCCTCCTTCAGATGGACACGTGGGACCTCTGCTCGGCCAAGGGCGCGCCGCGCATCCTCATGCGTGACGACCAGCGCATCCTCCGCCTCGCGAGCGAGGACGCCTACCAGTACCGCGTGGGCGGCTACCTCAACATGCGTTGCCGTGCGCCGAATTTCAATGGCCGTGGCTTCAACTACCTTGCGCCCACGGTGAACTGATGGCCGGCCGCTCCTTCCTGCCCCTTCTCGGGGCACTCGATCCGAACGTCGTGGTGCTCGCGATCTCGTGGGCGCCCGACACGGCCAACCCGCCCACGGCTCTCCGCGGCCGCGGTGTCGAAAAGGTCGAGCGCACCGGCGTGGGTGTCTTCACGGTGACGTTGCAAGACGTCTACCCGAAGCTCCTCGCCGCGGTCTCCACGCTCCAACTCTCGGCCGCCGATGACAAATTCGCGGCCAACGTGGGCGTAAACAACCTCGAGGACGCGACGCGCACCATCACCGTGCGCACGTACGATCTCAGCACGGGTGGCCCGATCGACATCGCGGCCAACGCGAACAACCGCGTGAACCTCCTCCTCGTCCTCTCGAACTCGGGCCTCTGACCATGGGGAAGATGCCGGAGATCCTCGCCATCATCGGTGGCGGAAAGAAGGGCAAGAGCTACGACGACGACATGGAGGAGGAATCCCCCGCGTCCGAGTCGGGCTCGGCATCGCGCGATGAAAAGCTCGCCCTCGTGGACGAGCTCGCCAGCGCGATGGGCGTGAAGGTGAAGGACCGCGAGGGCGTTGTGGACGCCTTCGAGGCTCTCGTGATGGCGTGCAAGTGAGGTAAGAAATGGCGCGGAGTCGAACCCTGGCAGAAATGCGGAGCGATGTTCGGCTCCGCGCCGACCTCGTGGGCAATCAGTTCGTCACGGACTCGGAAATCGACGAGTACATCAACCAAAGCCTCGCGGAGCTATACGACCGGCTCCTCGGCTCGCGGGGCATGGAGTATTACGTCCTCGAGCAGACGTTCACCACGTCCGCCGGCGTGGAAAAGTACGCGCTTCCCGCAAACCACTATGAGACCCTGTACATGGAGCTCGAGTACGCGGGAGAGCGATACCGGCTCGGCACGTACTCATTCCACCAGCGCGCGCGCTTCCTCGGCAACACCGCGCCGATCGTGGACGTGCCCCGCGCGTTCCGCCTACTCGCCGGCGACATCAGTTTCCTTCCGGTCCCGTCGTCCACCTACACCATCCGGCACTTCTACGCGCCGACGTGCGCCCGGCTCGTGCTCGGCACGGACAGCTTCGACGGCGTGAACGGGTGGGAGGAGTACGCCATTTGGCGCGCCGTCGCCTACGTGCGCGGCAAGGAAGACCTGGACGTGTCCATCGCCATTGCCTACGTGGACCGCCTCGGCAAGCGCATCGACGAGCTCGCCCCGTTCCGTGCGCAGCAAACGACCGAGCGCATCACCGACGTTTCGCGCCGCGGCAGCATGTGGGACCTCGACCCGGACCGTTGGCTCCCGCCAGCCTGAACCATGACCACGCGCATCCCGACCCGGCCGGACCTCGTGGGGACCGTGCCCCGCGCGCTCAAGACGACCCAGACCCGCATCCTACAGGCCGAGGACCCGGCCGCGACCGACGCCCAGCGCATCGCCGCCGCCAACAGCTTGCGGACCAACGCCGCGATCGCGCGCGTGAACCAGCTTACCGCCACGCCCTTCGGGGAAGGCCAGCTCCTCACGCAGCCGATCGCGACCGGTGGCCGCGCCGAGCTCCTCACCCTCGCGGCCGGAGCGAACGACATCCCGCACACGCTGGGCCGCCCCGTGCAAGGCTTCGCCGTGGTGGACCTGCAAGGCGCCGCCCTCGAGCGCCGTGGCGCCTTCCACAGCGAGAAGAACCAAGCCGCCGCCGCCATCGACGACCCCACGCCCGTCGTGTGGGACGTGCTCGACCTGCAACAAGGCGTGACCTCGCCCGGCTCCTCGTCCGAGGTCTACGTGGACACGGCCGGCACGTACGATTTCCAGTTCTCGCTTCAGCTCGACAAGGCCGGCGGAGGTGACGCCCTGATTTACGTGTGGTGCCGCGTCAACGGCGCAGACGTTCCATGGACCGCCAGCCGACTCCGCATCAAGGACAACGACGACGAGGACGTGGCCGCGTGGGACTTCCTCCTCGAGCTCGACGCCGGAGACCGCTTCGAGCTCATGTGGGCCACGGACGACCTAAACGCCGAGATCCACGCGTTCGCCGCGACCGCGTTTGCGCCCGAAACGCCGAGCGCCATCCTCACAGTAATGGGTCCCGCCGGGCCCATCATCACGCGCACCGAGCGGACGCGCAGCCTCGACGAACGTTCGATCCTCCTCAACTGTTCCGTGCCATGCCAGGCCCGGATCTGGGTATGGTGACGCATGGCCAACGGAACGAAACCCGGTGAAGGCGCGATCGTCCGCGCGGACTTTGGCGGAGGCATCGACCAATCGATGGACGCGTGGCGCGTCCCGCCTACGCAGCTTTCCGAGCTCGTGAACGGGCGCCTCGAGCGCGTGGGCAGCGTCCGTAAGCGCTTCGGGTACGTGAACGTGGAGGCCGTTCCGTTCGGCAGCCCCAACACCGGCAACCCGATCGCGACCATCGCCTCGCCGTCTCAGACCATCGTCGTGGACCGGGCGCGTCAAACGGGCCTCGACACGGACGGCAGCCAGATCGCCGATGAATGTGCGTACGTGGCCCGCAACTACACGCCGGCCGCCCTGAACGACTGGACGACACGCGGCGCCGTGTCCGACATCATTGGGGACGTGGTGACGTGGGACGCGTCCGCCGGGGAGTGGGACGAGGCCTTCGACACCGCCGCCGGTACCGGAGCGTTCGTCGGGGAGGAGTACGTTTTCATCCTCCGAATCACCCGCGCGCGGAAGATTTACGGCAGCTTGACGGGCTCCACCGTGCGCCTCGTGCTCACCCAGTACGATGCCGGCACCCGCGCAGAAATCTCGAGCGTGTCCCTCGACCTCACGGGCGCCGTGTACCCCAAGCTCGAGCTCGTCAACGTAAGCGGCGAGCGCACGCTCATCGTGGCCGTGGCCACGCCCAACACGCGCGTGGGCATCGACACCAACACCGTGGCCGCAACGGTGCTCCTTTGGACGTGCCAGTACTCCAACACGGGCCTTGGTGCGCTCATTTCCGTGCCCGTGGCCGGGTGCGCGAACGACTGCGATTGGAGCGACCTCGCCGCGTTCCAGGGCACGAGCGCCGAGCGTTACCGCCCGATCGTCCCGTTCGACATCGTGTGTGCGCGCGATCAGCTCATGCTTACGGTGTACAGCTCGCGCACGGGCACGGTGCGCTTCAACCGGTACGCCATCACCGCAGGCGCGGCGACCTTCGGCGCGGCCGGCAGCGTGGCAAAGGTAGGCGTGCTCCCCGTCGTGGCCCTCGCGTCCGCGCCATCGGGCACGGTGTCCACGTGGGGCGTGTCCGTCGTGTGCGCCGACCTCCAAATGGCCCTCGCGCCGCCCTGGCAAGCTACGGACGGCACCCACCAGATTTGGGAGCTCGACACCGCGACCTTTGCCGTGGTGCAGACCGGCAGCATGGCGCTTACGCGCGCCGGGGCGCCCGCCGTGCTCCCGCTCCTCACGCCCGGCACCATCGCGCTCGTGCGCACCGCGCAAATTGGTGGCGTCAACCAGTGGGCCAGCTTTGCCGAGCTCATGCAATGGGAGGCCACGCAAGGCCTCATGTTTGCACACTACATCGACCAGATGACGCTCCGCGGTGGCATCATCATCGATCAACAGCAGCTTTCGAGCGCCACGCACGGAGCTCGGCCGTTCGTGCTGGACTACTACGGCGCCCAGCTCACGAGCGGCCTCTACCCGGTGCGCCTCTCGCTCATCGTGGGCAGCGCGCAGCAGGTGTGGACCGGGCGCCTTGCGGTGACGCTGCAACCGACGACCGACCTCGCGGCCAACTACTCCGGCAACATCGGCACGGCCATCGTCACGGGCCCCCTCGACCGCCGGACGACGTGCGCCAACTCGCCCGCGGCAACCGTCGCCCCGCGCCTCCTCCCCACGACGCCGCCGCGCCCGTTCCGCGTGGGGACCATCGTCCACGTGCCGCACCGCCCCGCCGTGGACGCGGCCGGAGGCTTCGCGTTCGCCAGCGTGCGCCTCGCGCCTCGGGTGTCCGGGGACGCCCTCCACGGCACGTTCGCCGGCACCGCCATCGCGGCCGGTGGACTCGTGCAGACCCTCGACAGCACCGCGGCCGCCGAAACCGCCATCGTGGACCGCCCGCGCATCGGCGCCGTCGTCCGCAGCGGTGGCGGTGTCGCGATCGACTTCACGCCCGGGGATTACCTCCTCACCGCGATCTTCGTCTACCGCGACGCCTTCGGCAACGTACACCGCAGCGCGCCCGCCGACCCGTACCGCCTCACGGTGGTGGGCGCCCAGGACACGTGGACGATCTACTACTCCGCGGCCAACTACCTCACGCGTGACGACGCGACCGTGGAATTTTACGTCACGGAGCCCAACGGAACGGTGCTCCGCCGCTGGTTCGACCTCCCCGCCACGGCACCCGTGGGAACGACCGCGGCCGGGTGGCGCTCCGTCGCCGTGCGCGACGCGGTGGCCCTCGGAAACCGCGCGCTCGGCCTCCCGCCGCTCGACGCGCCGACGCTCTACACGACCGGAGGAGCGCTCCCGTTCGTGCCCGTGGGCTCCGCGCGCTTCGCGTTTCTCTTCCGAAATCGCCTCATCGTGGGCGGTGCCGACGATGGCCGCTCGGTGGTGTACAGCAACGAGCCGGAGGCTTTCGAGGCGCCGAGTTTCGCCGTGGGCAACATCCTCCGCATGGAGCACGAAGCCGGATGCACCGCCGCGGGCTCCCTCGGGGACAAACTCGTCCTCTTCACGCCCTCGGGGGTGTACGGGGTATTTGGCCAGTTCCGCGACCGCTTCGGGGCAGGCAACGCGCTTTCCGGGCCCGACGCCATCCACGATTACATCGGGTGCGAGCAGCCGATCAGCGTCGTGGGCGTGCCGACCGGCCTCCTCTTCCTCGCGACGGATGATCGCTTCTACCTGCTTTCAGACCGCCTCGAGCTCGTGCCCATCGGCCTGCGCGTGCAGGACTGGACCAGCACCGAGCAAGGTGGCCAAGGGTACCGCACGTGCGAGGCCGCCGTTCACATCCTCGAGGAGCGGGAGGTGCGTTTCTACCTGCGCAACGCCGCCGGAGCTCGCACCGTCCTTGTGTACAACTACCAGGTGGACCAGTGGAGCCGCGACGAAATCGGGCTTTTTGGCGGCTCCGCCCCGTGGGGTGGTGCATGCTACTCAGAGCAGCTCGGGTGCTTCGTGGCCGCCCCGGGCCAATGGGCCCGCGAGGACCGGACGACGTGGAAAGATGGCGGTGCATGGGTGCGCCTCGTGGCCAGGACCGCGTGGATCCAGCCAGGCGGCTCGCAGGACTACGCGCGCGTGCGGAATTGCCAATTCCTCGGCCGCTCGGCCTCGCCGCATGACCTGCGCATCCGGGTCTACACCGATTTCGACGCGTCCACCGTGAAGGCCCAGGGCACGTGGACCGCCGCGCAGCTCGCCCCGATCGCGGCGACCTCGTGGCCCGCCCAGGTGCGCCTCCAGGTGGGCAGCCAGAAAACGCAGGCCACCCAAATCCGGATCGACGACATTGAGCCGATCGGTGCTAGTACGGGCCAAGGCCCCCAGCTCGTCGGCCTCGCCCTCGAGGTGCTCCCGCTCGGAGGCCTCAAGCGACTGCCCAACACCCGCAAGCAGTAGGGAGAGCCGATGGCCTACGATTTCGCACGCGAATTTGCGAAGCAAAACGCCGCAGAGCGCGACCGCCAGCGCAAGACCGGCCAATATGGGAGCGAGGTTCCCATCGGCACGCGCGCGTTCGGGACAGACCCGGAGACGTTTGCCAACGTCTACGCGGAGGATGTTGCCGCACGGCTCAAGCAGCGCGATCAGGCGGCCGAAAACGCCGCGATGGAACAGCAGCGCCGCGCCATCCTCGGGGCCATGCAGCCATCGACGATGGCAACAGAGGCCGCGCGCATGCAGGCCGCCGAGGCCGGCCAATCCACGGCCGGCGCAGCGCGTTCCCTCGGTGGCGCCGGTGGAATCCAAACGGCCGCCCTCGGAGGGTTCGGCGCAGGGCAAGCCCAGCAAATCGGATTTGCGGAGGCGCGCCAGGTCCAAGCGCAGGAAGCCGCGCGGAACGCTCTCGCGCAGGCGCAGCTTGCCGAGATGTTGCGGCAACAGGACATGCAGCGCCTCGCCCTCGAGCGCGCAGACTACGCGCAGATCCTTGGCGCCCAGCGCGCCCTCCTCCCGTCGGCGCAACAGTACGCGCAAGAGTACGCCGCCGCAGAGGCCGCGCGACAGCGACAGATCGAAGGCGCAACCGCGCAAGCGCTCGGGGTCGCGGTCGATACCGGCTATCAGGCGTACAAGAGCGAACGTGACGCGCGACGAGAGCGCGACGAATACAACGCCATGACGGAGAGCGAGCGGCGCCGCAAGTACGGGTGAACCATGGCACTTTCAAGCATTTTCAAGCCAACGGCCAGCGGCGGAACCCTCGAGGACATCCGGCGCGAAAACGAGGAAGCCGACCCAAGCCGCGTCCTCTACGAAACCGGCATGCGCGGCCTCGAGCAAATCCAGCGCGACCAGACCGCGCGATTTGAGGCCTCGCGGGCTCCGCAAGCGCAGGCCCTTGCCGTTCTCGGACAGCGCTCGCAAACGCTGCAAGGTGGGCCCGCGTTGGAACAAGCGCGCGCCATCCGAGAGCAGGCCCAGGCCGAAGCGATGCGCGCGCCACAGGCCATTCTCGGTGGACAGCTCGGCGCAGCCGCCGCAAGCGGCATGGGTGCGCTCGAGCAGGAGGCCGCCGCCCGGCAATCCGCCTATTTGCGCGGACTCGGCAGCATGGGAGAAGCACTCGGCGCGGAGGCCGAGGAGCGCCGAAAGCTCGAGGCCGTCATGATTCAGGATCTCCAAGCCCGCTACGCAGCCGCCATGCAGCAGGCGCAAAACGAACGCATCCGCGAAATGCAGGAGCGAGCGCGCCAAGAGCAAGCGATCGTCTCCGCGGTCTCCTCGGGTGTGTCCATGCTGGGAGGTAAGCGCTGATGGCCGCCCTGAACCTCGGAGCCGATCCGCTCCGCGACTACACCGATCCGAACCTCCCGCTCGGTGGCGCAATCCCAGCCGCGCCGCTCCCGTCGTTCCGCGGCGGCCCCGCCCCGCTTCCGTCGCCGCCGCTCGGTGGTGGTGGTGCCCCCGTCGCGATGCCGGAGTTTACGATCGGTGGACCGCCGCCCGTGACCATGCCCGAGTTCAGCGTGGGAGGCATGACCGACCGCGTTCGCGAAGCCGTCGCCGGCACCGAGCGCGTGAACCTCGACCTCTCGCGCTTCAACACCGCGCCACCGACGTTCACCGCCCAGAGCCTCGGCCTCACGGGACAATTCCCGGGCCGCGTCACCGCGCCGGAGGTCGCGGTCCCGGGCGGTCCCGCATCGGCCGTGCCGGAAACGACTGTCGCCGTACCGCTCAACCCCGTGGAGCGCCTCCAGGCCTTCCAGGTGGGCGCCCTCGGCACCCAGGAGACGCGCCTCCGCGATGAGCTCGCCAACCTGCGCGACACGTCCACGCAGCGCCGCACCGCCCAGGAGGAGGCCCTCGCAGCCGAGCGTGCGGGCCTCACCGGAGAGCAGCAGCAGGCCCAGGCGGAGGCGGATGTCGCCATCGAGGAGGAGCAGCTCGCGCGCGAGCGCGTGAAGCAGCAGCGCGCCGCCCTCGAGGAGACCCAAACCAAATACCGCGGCGCCCAAGACGCGCTCGACAACACCAAGCTGGACGTGGACGCCGCTTATGGTGGCGCCGCAGGCCGAATCTTCGCGGGCCTCGCCGTCGCCCTCGGTGCCTTTGGTGCCGCGCAGACGGGGGGTCCAAACTACGCGCTCCAGATCGTCAACGACCGGATCGGCCGCGAGCTCGACGCCCAGCGCAGCGAGATCGAGAAGAAAAAGGGCAAGGTCTCGGAGCTCGGCCGCATCCTCGAGCGAAACGAGCGCCTCCTCGGTGACGCCGACGCAGCGCGCAAGCTCACGACCGCGCAGACGTACCAGGCCCTCCGCCGCAACCTCACCGCGTCCAACGCCGTGGCCGCCGCGGGCCCTCGCGGTCAAGCGCTCCTCGCGGAGCTCGACCAGCGCACGAACGACGCCATGAGCCAGGTGCGCGCACGCATCGAGGACGTGGGCATCCGCCGCGAAGGCCTCCCGCTCGAGGCCGCCGCCAATCGCTTCCTCGCGCGACAGGAGCTCCTCCGCAAGCAGCGCGAGGCCGCAGCCGCAGCCGCGCGTGGAGAAGCCGCAAAGGAACGCGAGTTCCGCCGCGACGTGGAAAAGATCCGCGTCAAGGGCGAGGAGGAGCGCGCGACCGAGGCCACCAAGGCCATGATCGCCGAGGGTGGCATCCCGGGCATGGAAGGCGCACCCGGCCAGCCGATGACGAAAAAGCAGGAGGAGGCCCTCGCAAAGGGAAGCCAAACGCTCGTGCAGGGCATTGAAAACCTGGGCGTCAAGCAGCCGGTTGCGCTCAAGTCCACGCTCGACCAGCTTGATGCAGCATTGAAAGAGTATGGACCGGCCTTCAGTGGCATGGGCGGAATCGCGCGCCGTGGCTTCCAGGCATCGCTCCCCAATGTGGCCCAGTCCGACGCGTACAAGGCGTTCGAGCAGAGCGTGATTCAGGCCTTCTTGCCGTACAAGACCGCCATGACAGGCGCGGCCGCGGGTGAACGCGAAATGGTTCAAATCGAGATGGCCCAGGGCATGCGCGATCCCGCACGCCTTCGCGCGTTCGTGGACCAGCAGCGCGAACAGATCCGCCGAGCCGAGCAAGCCGCCGCGGACGCCGTGCCCGCGCGCATCCGCCCGCAGGTGCTCCAAGCCTTCCGCACCTCGACCTCGGCCGCCGCGCCGCCGTCCACGTTCAAGCCCTACACCGGCGCGCCCTGATGGCCGAGGCTTTCGTACGCACGCCGGACGGCCAGGTCCTTTCGGGCCCCGAGGAGGACCTCGGCCAGTTCCTCGCGACCACGCCAGGCGCCCAGCGCATCGAGCAGGCGCAAGCGAACGAGCTCATTCGCACCGCGCCCATGCGCGCGGAGGCCCGCACCGGCACCGCGCAAGCCCTGCAAGCCGTCGCCGGCTTCACGCGTGGCGCCCTCTTTGGCCTTCCGGTGGAGGAGACCATCGAGCGCGCGGGCGCCGGTGTCATGGGCTACCTCCGCGGAGGAGCCGAGGAGGCCAAGCGCGCCCAGGCCGAGGCCGCCGAGCGCCTCCGCATCCGAGCCGAGGAAAACGCCGCAACCGACATCGCGGCCGAAATGGCCGGCTTTGGCGCGTCCGCCATCGCAACCGGTAGCACCACGGCCGGTGCCCGAGCGCTCGCGACCGGTGCTCGCGTCACGCAGGCCGCGGGCAACATCGGCGCACGCGCGGCGACCGCCGCGGCAAGCAAGACCGCCGGAACGGCCTTCGCGCGAGCGCTCGAAAGCCGCGTGGGCCAATCGATCGCGCGCGGCATGACGGAAGGCGCAGGCCTCGCCGTCGCCGGTGGCATGCGCGAAGTGGCCACGGACGAGCAGCTTTCGGCCGAGTACGTGGCCAGTCACATCACGGACGGATCGCTTTTCCGCAACATCGCGGAGCGCGCCGGAACAGGCGCCCTCATCGGTGGCCCGCTCGCCGGCGCGTTTACGGGTCTCGGCATCGCCGCCCGCGCCGCAGCGGACCGCGTGGGCGCTGGCACCGTGGGCGGACTCGTGGGCAGCATCGGAGGCGCCGCCGTCGCCGGTGCCCCGGGCGCCGTCATTGGCGGAGCCGCCGGGGCCACGCTCGGCAAGCGCCTCGCACGGGCAGGAGCCGCCGCCGAGGAGATCGGCGCGACCGAGGCCGCCAAGGCCGCGCAGACCATCGCGGACGAGGCCCGCGTGGGCGCCGCTCGCCCCGCGCCCGGCTCGACCATCACGCCCGAGGAGGCCGCACGCCTCCGCAGCGTCCCCACGGGCGTGGACGGCATGGTGGCGCAGCTCGACGAGCTCATGGCTCGCGCACCCGCAGCGGACGCCCCGCTCGCCGAGCGCGAGGCCTTCCTCGCCGAGCTCCAGCGCCTCGAGGACGCGCAAGCACGCGCGACCGTCCGCGGCACCCTCACGAGCGAGCAAGAGCTCCTCGAGAAGGCCCGCGCCATCCGCGACCCCAACAGCAAAGCCGGCCAGCTCCTTCGCAAACAACTCACCGACGCGGAGCGCAACATCGACCGGGTGACGCGCGAAGTGGTGCCCGACCTCGACGCCTTCCTGACCGGCACGCGCGCGGGCCAGCTCGTGAGCAGCGGCTCTGCCAAGCTCCAGACCTTCACCAAGTACGCGGCCGAGGACGCAGTGGACGCCGCCGCCGCAAAGGCCGCGGCCCTCGAGGAAATCACCCGCCTCCAGGGTGTCATGGACCGCGCGGGCGCGGAAGTCGGCATCGACCAGGCCAAGAACGCGCTCGCCAAGCTCACGAAGCGCCTCGAGCAGGAATACCAGCGCATCGGCCAGATCGCCGAGTCGCCCGCCGCCGCGGGAGAAGTCGCGTTCCACCTCGACAACCTCAAGCGGGAGATCGGCAGCATCGCGAGCGCAGGGTTCGGCACCATGCGCCGCTCCGAGGCGGACCGAGTGGTCGAGGGCATGCTCCGCGATGAGGCCTACAACGGCACGCGCGCGCTCCTCGAGTCCGCCGACGTGTTCGGCCCGCAAATCTCGACGGCGCAAGAGCTCGTGAACGACGGGTGGACCAAATACCTCACCAATTTCAAGGGGTTCAAGACCTTCACGAGCCAAGCGGACCGCGACATCGCCGATCCGTTCATGCAGGCCACGCGGGCCAACCCGCGCGCCCTCTCGAGCCTCGTACAGAACGTCACGAGCGTGGAGTCCCAGCTCGAGGCCCGGATCTTCCAGGAGACCGTGCGCGACGGCGTGACCCTCATGGAGCGGCAACTCCGGTTCTACGAACCCGGAGCGCAGCGCGCCCGCATGGAGGCCGGCATCGCCGCAGGCCGCCGCATCCTTCGCGGCATCGAGGAGGCCGCCGGGTACATCGACGCCCGCGAGGCCGCCAAGCTCGCAACCGGCGAGGCCCTCGACGCCCTCATGGCGCAAGGCGCCTCCGCGATCCCGCTCATCGGGAAGGCCGTGGAGCACTTTGCCGACGTGCAAAAGCGCATCCTGATGATGAGCGCCACCGAGCGCCTCGTCCGCAACTACGAAAGCCAGCTTCAATCGGCCGTGTCCAAGTTCGTCGGAGGCCTCGAGGGACGTGGCGCCGCCGTCGCGCGCACCGCCGAGCTCCTCCCCCTGGAGGTCGCGCTCCGTCGCGAAGGCCGCGCCGTGCCGCCCGCGCCCACCGAGCCGCCCGCCAAGGTCACGCGCACGAGCCTCGGCCAGGAGCGCGCCGACGAGGCCCAGGTCCTTCGCCAAATGGCCACCGTGGCCGCCGCCTCGCAGCCGCAGCGCACCCAAGCCCTCGTGGCCCAGGCCGTCACGCCCATGGCCAGCCGTTACGATGACCGCCTCGCGGTGACGACGGCCAACGCCATGGCCCGCGCCATCGCGTTCCTCGGCACCAAGGTCCCGCCGGCCGTCCGCGTGAACCAGGACGACGCGCAACCGCAATTTGAGCGCCCGCGCCTCTCGGACGTGGAGCTCGCGCGGTGGCGCACCTACGTGCAGACCGTGAAAGAGCCGCTCAGCGTCGTGGACGACCTCGCTGCCGGCACCGTGTCGCGCGAGCAGGCGGAAACGCTCCGCGTGGTCTACCCCGCGATCTACTCGCAGATCCAAACGCGCATCCTCGAGGCCCTTCGCACGAGCAAGCGCCCGATCGCGTTCCAACAGCGCGTGCAGCTTTTCCAGCTTTTCGGGGCCGCCGTAGACCCCGCGCTATCGCCGGCCGTCGTGGCCGCCGTCCAACAGACCTACACGCCGGCCGCGCGCGCCCAGTCCCGGGCATACTCGACGCGCGGACCGGGAGGATACGCAGGCACCTTCGGCGCCGGCCTGCGTCTCCCGACCGAGGAACGCGCCGCGAAGGACCGCCTACGATGACCCAGCGTATTGGAACCGGAGCAAATTCGGAGATCACGGTGTACGCCGTGACGCCGGACGCCACGCCCCGCCAAATCGAAAACAACCGCCCCGTGGCAAGCGTGCTCGGTGGCGGCCTCACGGTGCGCGCGCCGAGCCCCACCGCGTCACTCCTCCTCAGCGCGGGCCCCGTCAACCCCGGCCGCTTCTACGTGCAGGGTGCAACGCTCGTGAACACCGACAGCACGAACACCGTGTGGATCGGCAACAGCGCGAGCAACAACACCACGGTGGCGATCCCCATCCTCCCGGGCGCAGCGCTGCGGCTCGACGTGAACGCGCTTACGGGCCTTTTCGCGTTCGCAACCGCCGGTGCGCCGGTGCTCAAGGTGATCGGAGTCTGACATGGGCGCACCTCAATACGAGCAGGCAGGCGCCGACGTTTCGGGCTCCGGCACCACGAACACGATCCCCCGCTGGACCGGGCCGACGACGCTGGGGGATTCGATCATCACGCAGACGGGCACCAGCCGCATCACGGTGGGAAGCGGCAGCTACGCAGGCGCGTCGTTGGACGGTGTGCGCCTAGTCAACGGCGTAAACAGCTACTTCGCCGCAAGCGACGGCACCCGCACCGTCTTCATGGGCGCGGACGGAAATGCAGTAGTCGGCACGCTTACCGCGCACGACCTCAAGATCCGCGCTGGCAACGCCGACGCCATGATTGTGCAGCAAGGGACGCTCAACGTCGGCATCGGCACGCCGGCGCCGGTTGGTCGCGCTGACGTCGCGGGGACCAGCGTTAACCAGCTCGCGTGGGGCCTGCTTTCCGTACGCTCCAACGACGCGCAAGGCGCAGACAAGGGCGGCTCGATCGCGTTTGGCGGCATCTATGACGCGTCCAATACGACGCATTGGGCGCAGATCAGCGGCCGCAAAGAGAACGGCACGAGCGGACAGTACGGCGGATATCTCGCGTTCGCCACTCGCACCGACGGCGCGGGCACCAATACCGAACGCGCCCGCATCGACTCGTCGGGCGTACTCACCACGACCGACCTTGCGACGTACAGCCTATCCGGCACCACCGCATCCGTCGCGTCCGGAGGCACGTCCGCGGCACTGTTCACGCCCGCGGCGTCGTCCGAATACATCGTGTATATTCAGGCAACATCGAACACGGGTGTAATGGCGCACGCAATGGTGCTCCAGAATGGTGCCGCAAGCGGCGCGTTGGTGTCTGTTGTCGGATCGGTGCTCTGCACCATCAACAACGCAGCCGGCGCGCTGACGATCACCAATAACAGCGGCTCGGCGGAAACATTCCGCTGGCGTGCGCTCAAACTCCGTTCTCTCGTGTGAGGCTAACCATGTTTGCGATTATCGAACCCGTTCCCGCATACCCATCGCCAGCGACGACTCTCCAAGTCGGCGCCGTTCAGGTCACTCCCGGCGCGTCGGCGTTCTATCAGTGGACGCTTTTTGACGCGCAAGGCGTGACCGTCGGCAAAAACAGCATCGCGCTGACCGGCGACGCCTATACGGCGTGGGGCTCGGATGACGCGTACCTGTACACCTACACCGCCGCGCAGCTCGGCCTGACCATCATCGAGATCGTGCCCGACGCGCCGCCCGCTCCGCCCGCTCCCGAGCCGACGCCGGAGCCTGCGCCCGTCGAGGAGCCCGCCCCCGTCGAGGAGACCGTCTAATGGCCCTCTCCGAATCCCAAGCCGCCCAGGTGCTCGTGCAGGCGCTCGCCAAAGGGCAGGCGCGCGGCGCGTACGAGATCCACGAAAGCGCGCTCGTTCACGAGGCGCTTACGCTCCTCGGCCCGAAGCTCGGCCTTGTGGCAGAGCAGGTGCCGGCGGAAGTCTCCGCGCCACAGGAACAGACGCCATGATCATCGCGATCGCGTCCCTCGCGCTCACCATGCTCGTGCACCTCGCGGGCGCGGTGTGGTGGGCGTCTCGCATGAGTACCCAGATGGACGCGATCGCGCTTTCACTGCGCGAAGCGCGCACCGAGCTCTCCGCATTGCGCGGCGAGGTCCAAAGCCACGAAACGCGCCTCGCAGTGATTGACGCGCTCCGCGACCACGGCAGCAATGGCCAGGTGCGCACATGACGCTGGACCGCATCGTTACCCTTGCGCCCCTCGCGTGGTCCGTCATCACCGCGATCGCCAACGTGCTCCTCCGCACCGCCACGCCCGAGGAATGGGTGGAGCGGTGCGAGCGCTCGCCTCGCTTCGCCGCCGTGACGCGCTTCCTCCGCGCGTGGGGCACCGATCCCGTCAAGGGCGTGCGCGCCTTGCAAGAATTCCTCGCCGCCAACGGTGCAAAATGAATGGACACGCTCCTCGACTGGTCGCCCTGGTTTGCGCTGGCCTCCTTTGCCTTGGGTGTCGCCCTCGGCCATGCGTCGCCACCGCGGCCGCCGCCGTCGCCCTGGATTCGGCATGTGCAGCGGCCGGCCTCGAGAAAGCCGATCCCGAGCTCCTCGCCGCGTGCGCGTCTCAGTACCTCACGACCAAGCGCGCGCTCCTCGCTGGCAAGTGCGCCGCGGAAGTGGTGACGCCGTGACCCAGCGCGACGAGCCGCTCGCGTTCTTCGGCCTCCCGAGCGTGACCGCCGAGGACGTGGCCGCCGTCGCCGCCCTCGTGGAAGCCCTCGTCAAACTGATCGCGTGGCTCGCCGCGTGGCTTCGAGACAAGCCCGACGAGATGCCGGGGAGCGCGTCGCTCACCGCCCTCGCCGTGCTCGTGCAAACGAACCCCGTGGTGCGCACCGAGCTCCTCGACCGGGCCCGCGCCAACCCCGTGCTCGCGCACGAGCTCCGCGCCCTCGCCAGCGCGCACGGAGCGCAGCTCCCCGCCCTCGTGGCCCTCGCGGCCGACCTTCCCCAGTAGGAGACCCGCCATGCCCCTCGGAAAAGATGTTGGAAAGAACCTTCGCGAGCTCGAGGCCGACAACAAGAAGAAGGGCAAGGCCAAGGGCTACAAGGGCAAGGCGCGCAGCCGCGAGCAAATGCTCGCCATCGCCCTCGAGGCCGCGCGGGGCAAGAAGTGAAGGCCACGCACAAAGACCCGGAGGGAGGCCTCACGCCCGCCGGCCGTGCGTACTTCGCGCGCAAAGAAGGCGCGAAGCTCCGCCCCGGTGTCACCGGTGCCGCGGACACGCCCGCGAAAATGCGGCGCAAAGGTTCGTTCCTCACGCGCTTTTACGGCCGCGGCGACATCCCGCCCCTTCGCGAGCCCAACGGCAACCCGACGCGCTACGCCCTCGCGGCTCGTGCGTGGGGTGAACCGGTGCCCACGACCGAGGACGCCGTGCGCGAGCTCGCCGCCAAAGGCCGCCGCCTGCTCGAGCGCTACCGCATGGCCAGCGTGGCGCGCGACTCCGCCCGGGGCCGCTAGCGTGACAGCGCGCGAGCTCCCGGCTAAGGCCACGCCCGTGACCCCTGCGGACGTGTTTCTCGCCATGCGCTTGCAGCTCGCCGCCCAGCTCGAGGCGCCCGTACCGCGCCACGCCGCCGTGGTGCTCCTCGGCCAAATGGCGCTTGAGACCGGCCGATTTCGCGCGGTCCAAAACTACAACCTCGGAGGCATCAAGTGCCCCCGGAACTGGCCAGGATGCTGGCAGCACTTCACGACCACGGAGCGCCTCCCGGCCTCGGTGGCCGCCAAGTACATGGCCGAGGTCCCGCCCGACGCCGCCGTGGAGCTCGTGACCCGTGACGGAGACCTGTGGACGCTTCGCTTCCGCGGCCGCCACCCCGTCAACCGGTTCGTGGCCTTCGAGAGCCTCGAGGCCGCCGTCCAGCACCACGTGGCGTTCCTCCTCGGCCGCTACCGCTCCGCCGTGACCATCGCCGTGGAGACCGGGGACGCGCGTGCGTACGTGCGAGAGTGCCACCGCCTCAAATACTTCACGGGCCCCGTGGACACGTACGCCGACAGCGTGGCCAGCCTTGCGCGCGAGTATGACCGGACCATGCCCGCGGACCCGCCGCCGCCAAGCCCGATTCCCGCGCCCCAGCCGCCCCAAGACGCGCCCGCGACCATCGCGGCCACCGCACCAAGCCCAGAGCCGCCAAAGGCCCAGGACGAGGCGCCTGGCAAGGGTGCCGCGGGCCCCGTGCTCCCGCCGGTCCTCGTGCCCACGCTCCCGCGCATCGGAGACCCGGCACCGGAGCGCGAGCGCCCGTGGTGGTGGCGCTTCCTCGGATGGATGTTCCGGGCCATCGGTCGCGCGCTTGCGCGCCGCCCGCTTCCGTGAAAACAAATCAACACGAAAGACGCACCAGCAAGTTGACTCCCCGCGCGTGGGTGCTATATGTAAAGCACACCACGGGAAACGCGACTCCCAAAGCGCGACGGAGAAAACACATGAGCATCCTTCGAGGTCACGACGCCATCAACGCAGCCCGCACGCTCGGTTGCACCCTCAGCAAGTACGCGGACGCCGTGGACAACGCCCGCGCCAACGTGACGATGGCCGAGGCCGAGGAGATCGCCCGCGAGGACGCCGGCCTCCTCTTCCTCGAGCTCGTCATGGACGAGGCCCCTGACTTCGACGACGCCGAAACCTTCGGCCGCGAGGCCTGGTGATGGAACGCCCGTACAGCCTCCGCGACTTCGCGAGCGATTGCGTGCTTTGCGTCGCGTGCGTCATCACGCTTTGCGTGGCCGCCCTCTTCGCCGCGTTCCTCTGACGTTGCCCACGTGCTCACGAGCTCGCGCTCGAGGGCACCGGGCAGCGCCACAGGGCGCCGCAAGGAGACCGCTTGACCACGCAGATCAATCCCCCCGCCCCCACGACCATCGCGGAGGCCCTCGCCCGCGCCCAAGCCGAGTTCATCGACCCGCCGCGCGCCAGCTTCAACCCGCATTTTCGCAGCAAGTATGCGGACCTTTGCACGGTGCTTCAGTCCGTGCGGCCCGTGCTCGCGCGCCACGGCATCGCGATCGTGCAGGCCACCGAGCCCACGGACGCCGGCCTCTACGTGCGCACGCGCCTCCTTTGGCGTGACCAGGAGATTTCCGGCCTTTACCCGGTGATCGCCGCGCAGAACAACGCGCAAGGCACGGGCGCCGGCCTCACGTACGCGCGCCGCTACGCCCTCGCCGCCCTTGTGGGCGTCGCATCGGACGAGGACCTCGACGGCCAGGAGAGCCAGGAGAAGCCGCGCGCCGCGTCCAAGGCCGCGAAGGAACAGCCCGTGCAGCCCTCGACCGCCGCCGCCGCTGCGATGATCGAACGGATCCGCGGCATCGACGACCTGGAGGAGCTCATCGCGTTGAAGGAGGAGGTGGGCGCCGCCGGGCCCGCCGCCATGCACGCGTGGGTGGCGCGCGGAAAGCACCTTCGCGAGAAGGCGGGTGCGAAATGAGCGATGACGCATACGGCACCATGACGCCCGACGAGGCCGCGCACATGGTCACCGAAGCCAAGCGCCTCGTGCAGCTCGTGCGCTCGCGCCTCAGCGTCTACCGCATGCACGACGTGTGGAACACCAATCCGCATGGCGCCATCGCGGCCGGGCGCCTCGACATGATGATCGACCACGCCCTCTCCGCCATCGAGCCGCTCGACCACCATTTGACCACGCACACCAAGGAAACCGCCAAATGAACCGTATTACCGCCAGCCGCACCGCCCTCCTCCTCCAGTGCCAGGGCGCCCCGCTCCTCCCGTGGGTGGAAAGCTCGAGCGCCGCCGCCGAAGACGGCACGCGCAAGCACGCCATGATGGACCGCCGCGCCGTGGAGACCGACGCCGAGCACATCGCCCGGATCGACTCCGTGCCCGAGTGCCGCGCCGCGTGGGACGGCTACGCCGCGTTCCTCGAGGAGGAGGGCATCCTCGTCCACGAGGAATGGCACGAGGAGGCGTTCGGCCTCGACCTCGAGGCGCGCCACGGCGTCGCGCTGAACACGGACGGCCATCGGAACTACGGAGACCTCCCCGCGCACGTGCTCCCGGGGACCGCGGACCTGATTGCGTTCGGCCTCGACCGCGACGGGCGCCGCGTGCTCATCGTCGCCGATTGGAAGTTCGGCCAGGAACGCGTGGAGGCCTCGAGCTCGCCGCAGCTCGCCACCCTCATGGCCGCCGTGGCAACGTCCCGGCGCTTCGTGGAGTTCGAGGAGCTCCACGCGCTCATCGTCCAAGCGCCGCCCGGGTGCGATCGCGCGTTCGTGAGCGCGCGCACGTTCAGCCGCACGGAGCTCGCCACGCACATCGAGACCCTCGCGGAGGCCGCCGCCGTGGCGCGCCGCGGGGAGCTCCGCCTCCAACGCGGGCCCGAGTGCAAATACTGCCCCGCGCAGCTCGCATGTCCCG